CAAAAAGTCCTCTTTCATTAGAGAATAGGACTTTTTTGAACCCTACTTGATTGAATATAGACTGACATCCTATGCATGGCTTTGCCATAGCTACTTTACCATTTTTATCAATGCGCACATTTACAAAAGTACAATCGGAACAATCATCCTTACCATATTTTAAAATAGCTGATAATTCTGAATGAGTACCCACAAACTTTCTAATATCTAACCCATCTCTACCTTTATAATTAAATCGAAGATTAGCTGGGTGTGTTTTATTTGCATTAATGCCGATTTTTTGAATTCTACCTTTTCTTACAATAAAAGTAGTATGGAAAGTTCGGTGATCAATAACAGCCGGCATCAATGATTTAGTAATTTCTACGTACTTATTAAAATTCATTTTCTAGTCTTTTTAGTAACGATATTCTTCAATTTACACACACAATGTTCTTTGATTGGACATAAATTGCAAGAATTATCGTTGTCTAAAAATATATCAGGTCGCCAACAAGCACCCGTTGTAACCTCTTCGCAAATCTGCTTATTTTTTACGAGATCAAATTCTTTGATAGTATAACCAAAATTGAATTTTTTAATTTCGTCTTTTAGTTTTTGAATTCGTTCTTCTTTTGTTTCTCTTTGTAGCTTTTCCTTCTTTTTTCGTTTCATTTTTTAATGATTTGTAATATCTCATGTTCTTTTTCATAGCAGTATATAATCCTATAACTGCTGGCATCATCTTCTCGAAATACCTGGCTTGAACTTCTGTTTTATTATTCCAATAATACTTTCTTGTTATATTTTTAATATCTGATGCAAATTCTTTAAAAGGTACATCATCTACTACGTATTGAATATAATGGCAAAATTCATGCAAAAGATCTTCAATAAATAATTTCATTACTTGATGCTCTGGCATTTCAAATATATCTTTCCTGATGCATATAGCATTGTTGAATGTATATTGCGAACATTCATCTTTTATGATTCTTAAGCGAATAATATGATAGTTGGTAGTTCTTTTGGGGCGTATTGAATTTAAAACACAAGATAATAAAGATTCGATGTATTGAAGATTTATATTACAATTTTCGATTGTTTTTTTATCTTTTTTATCACATCGAATCTTTATGAATTGCATATTATTAGTTAATCATCTTCGTATGGGTTATCGTCATACTCCTCAAATTCTTCATATTCGAAGTCTTTTGATTCTTCTACAATGAAATTGTCTTGATCAGGGAAGAAATAATCATCACTAATTGGAAAACAATTTCCGAGATGATTCATAAGGTCTACCTGATCAGTCAATGATTCGAGGGTTTCTGTCTTTTCAGAACACAAATTATAGAATTCTCTACCAGCGGCTATAGCAGCATAACAATAAAATAAATATTTGGTATTTTTTGCAGATAATTTGCCATTTAAAAAGTATGCATAATCATCACAAACATTTTTATATAATTCTGATTGATGAGGTACTAAACGTTTTAACAAATCTTTTTTGATTGTTTTAGCGTCTTTGCTTTGGTTGAATTGAATGGTCTCAACAAAATTCCAAAATTCATTGAGTTCTTCGTTACTATATTTTTTATTAGGGTTCTCTGCCATGTTTTATGTTTTTACTAATTTATTGGGTTTCATATTAAATCTTTTTTAACCTTATCTCGCAATAAATCAAGTACAGTACTCTTCATATAGACTGTGGCGATATCTTGCCAGAAGGTTTTATCATCGAATTCTCTGAGATAAAAAATCTTAAGTCCTGCACATTTCTTTCCCGTTAATTGTTCGTGCAAATATGCATAGATCGAAAGCTGAATCGTATAAGTGGTAAATTCACATTGTTGGAGGTAATCCAACGGTTCATAAAAATAATCACTATATTTCGAAATAAAATTAAATTTCTTATTAGTTTTAAAATCCAAAATATAAAATAAATCTTTATTTTCTACAATAACATCTGCGGTACCTGCTAATTTATATTCATGCGAATATACTGTGCGTTCACATAGAATATTAGAATTTGATTTAATGACACCAGTACATTTCTTATCAAAACTCTTGATTAATTCTTCATAACCCTCTGTAATGAATTGATCTTTGAGATAATTTTCCATAACAGAGTGTATATTAGTTCCTCTATTTTGTGCAGTCTTTGTAATAGAAGCCCACTCCTTTAATACCTGATCCGGATCTTTTCCGTCTCTATCAGCTATTTTTTTACTCCAATAATCTTTATCAAATGGTTTTTTATATTTTCCGATCAAAGTTGTAACAGACATATACTTTTCACTATTGTGAATATTCGTATATGTATGTGTAGAATGATCCAGTACTATGTCATTATGCATGAATCAATATATGATATATAGATAATATATCACGGGGCTACGTCCCAAAGTCTTATATATCTTATAGTACCACCTATATTTATTTGTAAAAATTGATTAGAAGTTACAATAGTACCGGGTGAAAAATAAGCTTCTTCTTTAATGCCTTCTTGAACCAACCAATTAGCTGAATTATCTTGCACAACAGTACTTGATTCATCCCATTTTGCTGAATTACCTACTACAATAGAATTTACAACGAAAACATTGGTAGTACCACCTCCTGTTCCACCGCCGGGGCCGACAAGTAAATCCCAATTTGCAGAATTTGCATATACCGTATTATAAGCAGATTCCCATTTTGCAGAATTGTCGGCTAAACAGGTTTGTGCGTCAGCAAACGTCACCCCCCCATTAGTACCCCAAAATGCGCTATTATCTTGTACTAATGTAAAAATGCTAATCGCAGGATTATTATCACATAGTAATGTATATGAATTAGGAAAATCCGTATAATCATTACCCGTATAAGCATATAAAATGGGCGTATACGCGCCATTTACATTGTCTAGAAAATAATCACCAACGACCATTCCTTGTATGCTACTACCTAAATCGGTAGATGGGTCGCCATAATATAATTTCGAACTCGCAGCATTGCCACCTGGTGTAGAACCATCTCCAATATATAGTCTTTTTGCATCTGTAGAATAAGCCAATTCGCCATCTCTAAAAGGAATATTAATCCTTTCACTTTCGGGTCCTCTTTTTACCTGAATGATAGCATCTACTATAGCAGCCATAATATTATTTAGCTATTTAGATAACCTATAGCAGTCCAATATATTGTTACAGAATCTGGGGTTGTTGTTGAAGCAGAGTAATCTATTGCTACGTCGAAAGAAGATAAAGTTATGTTTCTTATCACTGGAGCGAAATTATTATTTATGATTGATGAATATGACATTGTTACTTGAACGTTATAACATACTGCCCATGTTGATAACGGGAATAATATTGTTTTAAAAACATTAGCAGTTAGTGGTGATAATTGACCCCACTGAGTGATAAAACCGCCCGGCATTATTTGGTATCCATTATTAGATTTTAAATTATTAAACTGATCAGGATTCAATCTGAGATTTCCATCGACATCAAAGCTTAAATCACTAGATAATGTCTTAATGGACATGCCATATTCATCTATATATAAACCAGATGCTGAATTAGCAAATGTATCTGTAACTTTATTTGGTGTTATGCCACCAACAATTTGTGAATTATATATATTCTTTACAGCTAATTGATTACCTATAATTTGAATGGTATTATTATCTACATTAGCAGATAGTCCTGATATAGAATTAATAATCGCGCCGTCGCTGTAAACATTAGTACTGCCACTAGGAAGAATTTTAAAAACTCCATCAACCACATTAAATTGTGCAGGATCATAATTTATAAAAACACCCTGCCCCGATAATGAGCTCAATCCACTATTATAGGTGTGTATTTCTCCTATATGATTTCCTTTAATACCACCTTCTTTTAATTGAAAATGGCCGAATTGAAATTCCATGGTTTTATCGTCAGGCTTGCCACCTATCATTTTCCATGTCGTCCCATCTCTGATATAACCCCTATCTTCATTTTGATTAAAGTATATATCGCCAGTACCATTTATTGCGGGTGCAGAACGCAAAACTGAAATTTTCGGATTTATAAGATTTCCGCCACTAGTATTGCCATCACCCACATATATTTTTTTTGAATCAATAGCATAAACCAATTCACCTTCTTCAAAGATCACGCCAGTTCTATCGGCTTCGTTACCCCTTCTCAGTTTAATTTTTGCTATTCTACGATCAATCATAAGATTAAGATTTAAAAATTGCTACATGTACATGTCTAGGATCAAAAAATTGTGAAGTACCTGAAACTAATTTCATGCATTTAATACTGGCTGATGTATTAGATGTATCATCTGTTACTACACAAAAAATATTCGGATCTGCTGTATCGACCTGATTTACTGTAATACTTGTTTGTATGTGATATTCGGTACCGGGTAAATTTTCTAGCAAGCTTGTTGTTTCTGGTGTGAAATATACTGTATATTTGCCTGCATTTGTTCTTTGTACTGATGAAATACCATATTTAGTAAAAGGTTCACTCGTGTTGCCCCAAAAACTAACAAATGCTTTAGTAATATTTGGTGCTGTAGATCCTGATAATGCCTCCATGTGACCAATTACAGCACGTCCCGAAGCTGATAAGTCACCTAATACCGTAAAACTATCTTCATTTACGCCAGCGTATATGGTAGCTCCTTTACCAGATCGGCCTATTTGCAATGATGATTTATTACCCACACCATCGTAGAGGTCTATTTTGCCTGTGGTAGGTAGTGCTGCACCTTGAGCATGTATGAGGCCTCCAAATGTCTCATCGATATTATTATCAGTTAAATTTGTAGGCATGTTACTATTTATTCTAAATACACAACATTATCAATTGTTGGCAAATTTTTAAAATTCGGTATATATGGTTCTGTTAACTCAAATAATAAATTTTCTATTTCTATGATTTTTGAAAATATCCTATTCATTACTTGAGGACAAACAATTTCATTGTCATTTATTTTTGTGTCATAGTTTAATAATATATTAATATTATTAATTTCTTCGTCCAATAATGAAATATAATTATTGTAATTTAAATCACCGTATCTATCATATTTGTAATAAAATCTACCTTTCAAATTATTTTTAATTTGGATAATATTTGAATATATTTTATATAATTCTTTATTAAAAACTAATGCTTGAACATTTTCTTCAATATTAAGCAATACTTTATCAGTTTTAAAATAAGGTAATTCATTATTTTTTAAAATTGAATTATAAATTGTTTTTTCTTTAAAAAATAAAATTTTACTATTTGATAGAACAAATAATGAATCGCTGCCATCTTTTATGTTTAATATATCTATATCAAAAAGATCAATCTTTTTATTTTGTGATCCAAATCCCCAACGCAATTTCATATTCTTCCATTTTATTGACTGAAATTTCCATGCGATAGATGGGTCTTGGCCATATTTTGATCTAGTAAATGTAGCAAATGTTTTTTTCGGATTAGAAAAGAATTTTTTATATACATTTGATTTTGTGATCAAATAAAAAACATTTGAATCAACTTCTGAAAAACACATCCTCCTGAATTCGAAATCTGTTTCTTTGTAAAATGAATCTTCAAATTCAAAATCATTAAATTTATAATTCAATCCATATTCTCTAAGTAAGAATTTTTGTTTTTTATTATCAAAAAACAAAACATACATTGAATCGTTTAATTCACGCCATCTAATATCTTTTACTTCATAATTTATAGAATATTTTAAATTGCGTTTATATACAAAATTTGAATCATATACCTTTATTACCTTGTTACCGGAATCATTTACAAATATTAAATTTTTCTTTGAGCCTATTATATCACATCCATTAAATTTATTTTTATTTTTAGCGATACCAAATCCGCCTATAGGTTTTATTAAAAATCGCTTATATTCATAAGCTATATCACCAGTAAAATATGACAAAATGTCGTATTTAAATACTTGGCCACCACTATTAATTTGCGAATCTGTAACAAATAAATATTTTCCATCAAAAGTTAAATCAGATAAGTGCTCGCATTTTTCTTCTGAGAAATTATCTATAACATTTTCATATAAAACTACACCTATATTTGTGAAATCGCTATTTGATGTTAATCCAATTAAATGTGTATCGCTGATACCTAATATAGAAGTATTATTAGTTTTGGTTTGTGGAAATATAATAAATTTTTTAAGATTATCTATTTGTGAATAACTCGACAATGTAGTTGTTTCATTAAATGTCTGTGATTCAAATAAATAGGGATTAGTATCACTGCTGTTACGAGCAGTATGCCATGCAAATATGGTAGTATTTTTAGCTATACCTGCAGTATAAGCATATTTGTACGGAATGTCGGTATCACCAAAAAATAATCTCGAATATATATAAATTAAATTATCTTGTATATATTTCAATTTGGTATTTATTGAAGCACAATTTACTAATTCATTTGTATCAAAATATATATCTCTTTCCGAATATGGTAATTTATTTTCATCTAATATTGTTCTATCTTTGAAATATTTTGAAGAGATGAAGTCACCGGCGTAATTATCAGATACTTTAAGAGGTAATGATTCATTAGTTCTATATTGCCCCGAAAATACACTGCCATCATTATAAACATTATAAAATCCGCGGTACTTATTCTTTCTCAAAAAAAGTTCATTACCTTCTGCATACCCGTATTTTATCTGATATAGATCCATTAAATTTATTTAATATTAGTGTTTTTAAACACTACATCGTTTACGGTTACTCCAACTGGTAAAATTTTATTAATTTTTTCTAAAATAATATTTTTTACATTTTGTTTAATGATATCATTATTAATGTTGCTATTTTTAATGATAATATTAATTTTATTGCTCTTATTGCCGGGAGTATTTACTGAAAAGGTTCTCTCAATTTGTTCAATTTCATTTCGATGTCCTGCGGGCAAAGATGCTACTAAATCTGATGCGCCATAATTTTCTATTAATAAAAATTTAATTTCATCATTTGAAATTGCTTTGTCAAATAATTTAAAATTTTTAATTGAACAATTGTTCAACATATAATTTTTTGGTTGCTTCAAATATTGAGGTAATGTTATATTATTATGAAAATAAGTAGTACCTACAACAAATGATTCTTGCGTAATATCCTGAAAAGAAAAATCAGCTTTAGGAAAATCAATACTTTCATATAATGAACCATCTACGAATATATCAATTTTGCCTTTTATTGTATTCAGTCTAAAAATAAAATGATGTTCACCATTTTTAAAACTAGATATATCAACAGGTATTTCTAGATCGAGTATATTTCTATTATTATAAATATTTTTTAATCTAGTTTTAAAAATTATAGATTTTTTATTTTTGAAATTATGCTTTAAATAATCATAATTTGTTAAATTATAATTTAAACGTTTATTGCTTGATTCGTTTTCATAAATTCCATACGAATCAATTAATTTCACATTTTCAAATGTCAAAGAAGATTCATTCAATTTAGCTAAAAAATGTCTTTCATCAGTATTATTTCCTAATATTATGGGATAAAAATTTATCCCAGATTCATTATATTCTCTTACAATATCTAATTTTATAAAAGACGCATTTGGTATTATACCACTTAAACTACTTTCTTCATTTGTTAAGGTATATATTTTTTCTCTATATTTGTTAAATTTTGTTATCTTTGATTTTGTATGCAACACATAAAAATTATCATCATCATCAATAATAAAGTCTCTTATTTCAGACGTGGATGATAATAAAAGATCCTTTGAACTATGATCTAAACTTTCGCGCCAAATTTCAGCGTTACCTCTTTTATACAAAACATATTCATCACGAAATATTTTAGCATGATATCCATCAAATCCATAAACATTTCCGTTTTTCGAAACAATTGTTTTACAATTTATATCGATGGGTTCCTCATCACTTACAAGATCTTGCGGAGGTAATATTCTCACTGAAATTATTTCTTCTGTTTTTAAATTTATACCCAAACAATTATTTTGTTCAAACAAATAATACAACATATCACCTTCAATGTAGTATGAAATATATTTTTGATTCAGGTCACCAAATGAATCAAAAATAGCACCGTTTGAATAAAATTTAGATGTATATGGTAATGTCATAATTATCGTGACTTAAATTTTGATTTAAATTTGCATTGTTCAATTTGAATTTTTTGCATTGAAGTACCATCAACTGCAAACACATTATTTGGTGATAAAATTCTAGATGTAATTTTTTCATCGGTATATAATATACCACATTCACGGCGATTAATTATAGCATTCTCTTCTTCAGTAAATGCTGAGCTTATACTTTTAACTGTCGGTGAAAAGAAATTTAAATGATCAGTTCTAATAACGTCTTTTATAGCGTATGTCGTAATATCGTATTTTCTAATTTTTTTAATATTGTCAATATTTGTAGCAGAAGATAACACAACCATATCTAGTTCATCTTGCGCCAAATACACACTATCTATTTTTTCGAAAGAAGAATTATATATGTTTGTCATGCGGCCTTCCTGTACCATAATAAAGGGTGTAATTTTTTGGTCAGAAAAAACACCGAATCCCCTATCATTGAATGATCCCATTATTTGATTACCAAATCCCGAAGACCAATTATATGAATTCATTGAGAATGATAATGTAAATTCATTAGTATCATTAATTTTTCGGTATTCTTCAATCAATGAATATTCATTACCAGTAAAATTATAACTAATACTACTTGAAGGTTCATCAAAAATAAATTCAAACCCATCATATCTTCTAAATGGCTTCATTCCGTCTGCAATTAATGATCCAGACAAAGCGTCTAATATTTTCTTTGCATATTCTTCACCAAGTCGCTGATATATATATTCTTGGTCGTGTGTTAAAACTACATCACTTTTCTTATCGAAGAAATACTCACCCCATATTGAGTCGCGTATTTTTTGGGGCGTACTATTCAATTCACTTAAAAAGTTATTTTGCCAAATAAAATTTTCATAATACGCTGAAGGCGCTAAAATTGTATTTAAATAATTTTCTATTTCATCGTAAAAAGTAAAATTTTGTCTAGAAGATAATGATGATGCTAAATTACATTTTTCCGGATAATAATATCTATCTACCCAAATAGCATTTTCATTAGATCCTGATAACCAGGTACAAAGATATTTCGCAGATTCTTTATTTTTTCGCGAATCTTTAAAAAATAATTTATCTGAATGATAAGGAGTATTGCCAGCAATTGCCCCATTCCTGAACAATAAACTATCATTAATGTTCAGTTGCTCAAATGGATAGGTTGAATTGGGTATTTCAAATTTAGTATAATTATCTTTTTTAAAGATATAATCGCTATTATATACATCATACGTAAGAACTATTGAATCGTATCCCAATTCTTGATTTAGTCCTGTATTCAAAGAATGATATTCTCTCATTGCTATGTTAGGAATATTCAATTCAGTATTTTGCAAATTATCGGCCCTATAACTATAATTTTTATTAGTATGCTGATTTTTAAGAGTTAAAAAATTTGCTTCTATCTCAGAAGCAGAAATATATGTATAATTATTGTATATTAATATATTATTAGTGCAATTGAGAATTGATTTGTGAGGATTGATATTCAATGCATTTTTATTGAATTTCTCATATGAAGCCCACGAACTATTGCTATTAAATGAGAATTCTTGAATATAAAAATTCAATAAAACACCATTATTTAAATATGGTTCATTGGTACACGATAATTGATTATCTACACATGTCAATACATTATTAAGACCGTTGATTTTTTTGAAAAAATAAAATTTGTTTTTATTTTTTATATAATTTAAACGATTCAATGTGAAATCGTATTTTTTCGAAAAAATAAATTCATTTGCTTCAAAATTTAAATAATAAGAATCAAAACCGTCTCTATACGATATTTGGCAAATATTTTCCGTAAGAAGATTTATTTCAAATGTGCATCTTCGATCCAAATTTTCTGATAATTCTAATTCAAAATCTTTATTAATTCTCAAAAAATTATTATTTTTAAATTTTATTGATGAAGAAAATAATATGGGTAATTTGTATTTTATATCATTAAATTTAAAAATATCATCATTTTTAATGTTTTCAGTTAAAACAAAATTACTATAATTATTAATGCATTGGGTTTTTGCATATTTTAAATATTCTTCGTCACAAAAACCAAATCCGTCTTGAGAAATAATTTTATTTCCTTTTAAATTGAGATCATTATCTCCAATATATTTGGTACGTAGAGGCTCTACAATCTCATTTTGATGGAAAACTCGCACAAATTTATTTATAATGCATTATACTTTATATACTCTAATGGCATATTTTGCTAAAGGTCCGCCCGGCGATGTTTGGATAAACATTTCCAAATATTCACCAACCGCGGTAATTTGATTAGTATAAGTCATGATATTACCAGATAATGTTGAAGTACCACCGCCTAATTTAGCTAACACACTAGGTGATAATTGATTTTCACTTATTCCCCCATCTTTTACTTTAAATTCACCGCCTGATAGCGTTAATGTATTTTCGTCTGCAGTATATGCATTTCCTGATATCCTATCAGAAATTTCCTTTATGAGGTAATCTTTTAAAATATTTGCAGGCGCTGATGCAGTAAAGTTTACTTTTTCTAGAATAATGAGATCATTATCATCCACACCATCCGTCAAAGGCAAATTTTTTATATCAATAGATACATTACTCATGTGTTTATTTAGTTTAGGTATTCACTTCTATATATTCATTAAATTTAGTTACGATATTAGCAGATGTAGCAGGTACAGTTGATAATGTACCCGAAAGAATGTTTATTATTGCATCTTCTTCTGCGGATAAACTACTCATATAGTCTCTGTATGAAGTGACATTAGAACCAGATCTAAAGTTAAATAATTGATTATTATTATTTTTTATTACAAAAAATAAATCATCATTTTCCTTAGTATCTATGAATTGGGCGTTTTGTATTGTAGCACCTTCGAAATAATCAAGCGTAGAAGGTGGTATAAAAACTAATGGTATGAGATATTCAAATATATTAAAATTGCTATAATATAACCTAATTTGCAATATATCCTTTTTTATATCAGACACTGAATCTCTTTTTTTGAGAAAAAATTTACTTTTTATATCTTCAAATTCATTTATATATACATTGGTATCAAATATAATTTTTGTTTTTATTAAATCAGCATTATTGCTTATATTGTAATTCAAATTTAATTCCAATTCTAATTCGTTGAGCACTTTAACTCCATCTAGATATGAGCCCGAATTACCGTCCACATTCAAATCAATATTAAACAGCATAAAAATTTAAACTCCCTTCTAGTATATCAGAATCATAATTACATTCAGGATTAATTAAATTTATGTCAAACAAACTAGAATGTTGATCATTAATAAAATCTACGGTATTATAGGTACCTGCTTTCATCATCGAAATTAAATTTGCTTTTAAGATTAATAATTCATTATTATTGTATTTAAAAAATATTTCATATATATATGGCATATTATTGTTATCGTATAAGGTACAACAAATAGCATGCATTTTATTTCTGGAATTATGGGTTATAATGGGTTTTGATACTCTAGTAAAAATAACAGGCAAAGGATTATCAAATTCTTCAATACCCAATAAATTTTTATCAAAAATATATGATATTTCTTCTATATTGGCATCATTATATGATATTTTATAAATTGTTGGTGATATATTACTATTGATAAAACCGGCATTAGATATATCTATTTTACAAATTAAAGAGTATTTTTTATTTTCAAAAAAGAATGGTTCAGATAAATTTCCACTTAGTATATTGCTTGGTGTATTTAATGATTTAAATTTTCCATCAAACCCATACTTATCGAATATCACATAATTTTTGGTTTTTATATATAAAATATCATTAAATACACCAAAATTCATTATATCATAAATTAATTCTGCTGACAATGTATTATTGTAATTATATTTTTTAAGAATATTAATAAATGCATCATTTATGATAGATATTGTATTGTCTTTTATATTTTTTACGTATATTTCTTTCCGCGAAATTGATAATAAATTTTTTGTTTGTGTATTACAGTTTTCTTCAATTTCATTTAAGAAAATATTTTTTGTACTATCAAACTCTTCATAAATTTCATTTTGAATGAAATTGCCGCCATCAACATCTTCGAATACAATAGAAGATAAAATATAATTTTGCGTAAAAGTGGCTTCAAATGTTATAGCATCAAAAAAACTACCGCAATTATATATTATGTCGGGAGAACCAAAGCCAAGATCAAAAGGATTTATTTTTAATGAAAAAGTTGCTGTATCTGGTATATCAAATGTTAAACCATCATATATAATATTGCCAGTAGTGGCCCTTATCATTAAACCATTAACTGCGCCGCCGATACCCCCGTCTAATAATATATTATAATAATAGTTTGAACTAAAAATATTACCCGGCCAAACATCCCTATCAGAAGAGCATAATGCAGGTAATTGAGTATTATCATCAAATAAAAATATACCACCGTCATACTTGCTAAACGATGTAACGCTTTGATTTTTAGTAAATCTCTGGTCGGAATATTTTTTAAATTCAGTGGGTTCAAATAATGCAAATTGATTGCCGTATATATCACTTTGCCAATTTGTTATTTTGCCTTTATTTGCAATGGACAAAAATCCCAATTCTAATCCTTTTTTATTTATAATTTTAGAATTAGCTATTTGATTTTTAGCTATATACCCATAAAAATTTTGTTCATATGGATTAGAAAATATATCACCTTCTGAAAACCCATCTGATAATTTTTTAATTATGGGGGTATAATCTTGAGTGTGTATTAATGGATATTCATTGAAATATCTATTTGTTAGTCCTGTAGTATTACCATATCTGTTTGGATCCGGATATATGTATAGTTTATTTGGTTCTAATTTCGAATAATCTATTTCATAATGATTTTTAGGAACCGAAAAATATAATAATCCTGTTTTTTCTGGTTTGAAAAATAAACCAATTTTTCTTAATGTTTTTAATTGAGAATCTTCTTCAATCGAAGCGGTACTCGGAAAATGTCGGTTTAATAAATTTCCCGAAGGATTTTCTGCTTCGAATAATTTACCAGTCTCTATGTCATTTTTTGAATTGCCAGTTTTTACATAATAAAAATCAGCACCTATAAATTTTTTTATAAGAATACTTTTTAAATCTAAGATATTGGCTGCATAATCTTTATATTTTGATATTAAATTAAAAAGTTTTTCGCCTGATTTGCAATTTAAATTTGCTTTTGTAATATCATAATTAATTGAAAATACTCTGCCAGTTTCTTTTAAGAATATATCCAATATTTCAAAAATATATTTTGTAGTCGCTGCATCAAAATCTAAAAAGATATTTCCGTCTATATTATTAGTATTAGCCGCAAATAATTGCTGTCTTAACACATTTTTAGTGTCATATAATTCATGACCTGAATCAGGATCATTGTCTAAGTAAGTTGTATATACGTCGATAAGCTCCTCAATTTCTATATCCAATGTACTTATAATTTCATCAATTTTTAATCTAGGAAAATTATAAGCCAAACTTTGATCGTCTGATACTAAAACGTAATCTGTAAGTGAATCGTAAATTGCGCTTTCTACAGATTTTTTCGTTCCTCTTTCTTGATTTTTATTTGCAGATTGTTTTGTTTTTTCTCTTTTTTCAGAATGATATTTGCATATTTCAATTATTTTTTTTGAATATAATGGAATTATAATATCCAAATCATTATCATCATTAAAATCTGCAAGTTTTAAAAAACGCCTTTCTTCTAAAGTCAAATAATTAAGACTTATATCTTTTAATAATTCAATATACCTTTCTTTTATTAATTGTTGTGATTCAGAACTGCTATTTTTTTTTACGGTTGACCAAACAAACAAATAATTTTTATAGGCTGCATTGTATTGTTGATGCGTCAGTCTGATTTCTGTATTTTGCAGAAAATCATAAAATGAAAAAGCCTCTTTAAAATCTTTTGCAGTAGCATTGTTAATTCTATTTTTTGTTATAGAATTAGAAGGCAGAGGTAGCTGTTCATTTAAACCAGTGGACACAAAAATATTTAGAGCATATTAGGAATTTGAAGACAATAATTCTAAACCAACCATTAATTCACGAGTAATTATACTTTCTGCGGAGTCCCACCATTGTGCTTGTGATGAAATAGATTCCGATAATGTTGTAAAGCTGTCATTCCAATTTATGATACCTTCTAGTTGTTCATCAGAATATGTTGATATGTATTTATAAAATGTATAATATTTTTCAATTTCTTCATTATCATATGATTTAGGTAGTACTAGAGACCAGCCCCACGACGGTGTATATCCCGATAAAGCATATGTTTTATTCTCGGAATCTAAAAAATTCGCAGTTAATACATTGGTATTACATAAATTATAAGTATCTGAAAATCTTTCGTGTGCTATTATATAGCCATCATCAATTGATATAATTGAATTTAAAAAATTTAATTGTTCACCCAAATTTTTGCCATAAAAAGTATTTGAATCGGTTGTATATCCTTTACTATCAAAATTTTCGTTAAATTTATTTCGCGATCCTTTTAATTTAGATAATTTTATAGAAAATAAATCTAATAATCTTGTTATATTAGGAGGAAAGTTATATGTATTGAAAATATATAAATTTTCATTTAGTAATTTGTGAATAGAATTCAATTTATCAATATTACACGTATCAATAAAACTATTGTTATCTACAAAGTTTGATATTTTTTCATAAATCTTCTTTCCCAATAACGTGGGTGATTCATTAGATGTGCCTAGGCACATTTTTATGAATTCATCGAGCAAATCATTACTATTTTTTAATGATTCTTGAAACGAAAAATTTTTCATTTGCGATGCCATGTCAAAATTTTCATTTATCTTCGCAATACCTTTTCCACTAACGGGATTTATATTAAAAGTGTTACTACAACACCCGGTGGTACTAAATTGAGGTGGGCCATATAAAAATTTTTCTGTATATTTAAATCCAGTAGGATCTCCTTTTGTATTAATAAAATTTTGATAAAAACCTATTGTATTTATATCATTTAATTTTATAATTTTAGGAGTAGATGATACATTATTAATTATATTGTCAATAGTGAATATTTTTATATCACTATCTACATAGTCAAAAATTAATAGATCGCCCTGGGTAGTAGAAGCTATACCATTAAAATTACAATCATTTGACATTATATCGGATGTCGAATCAACAGACATTATATACGATACATCATTTGTAAAAGATGGTTTTATCAAAATATCGTTCTTGTTAGCTATAAACCACAAATTTTCATATATATCATATGAAAATGCCCATACCTTGTGATCTATATTAATAAAATTAATTTCACCTGTATCTTGATTTATTTTTAATAAACCATCATTTTCAAAATTATTTTTATTTTGTAAAAGTATCCATGAAATTTTTTCATAAGTACAAATTATATCATTTCCTATATAATTTTCCGGTATTTCATAATTATTTAAAATAATACCATCTTTGTCATATACACAAATAAAAGATGATAATGAAAAATTATATACAACCCATGCATTATTTTTTACATCAATATCCACTATTGCGGGCAAAATAGAGTTTGAACCAGCAGCGCCACTGTTAGGAATATAATAGGTATTACTAGAATAATCTATATTATCTGCACTAGGCGCAGCATAAAATAAAATATCACCACTACTACTCAATTTACATACGCTAATACTATCATATAATGTTACCCACACATCACCCTTTTTATCAGCAGCGATAAAACTAGGAGATGAGCCTTGCGGCAGATATATCTTTTGAACATCATTATTATCGAAATCAATTTTTGCTATTAGGTCCTGATCTGAATCAATAGCCCAATATGTATGTGAAATAATAGCATTTTTATATGAAGGGACTACAATAGAAGCATACATACCTGATAGCGTTTGTGTATCAAAAACATGTTTTACAGTATTATTTTCATCGAAAATATTTGTAGCATAATTATGTGCTAGATCAAGTTTATATATACTAGTAGATTGTGGATTTGTAATAATAGTATGTTTTGTGTCAACATACATGAAGAAATCACTAATCCCATTAACATCACAACATATAGATACATTATCTCTTGCAATTTTAGGTATTATATAACCTTTAAAAAATCCTAATTTTTGATAATTCTCAAATTCACCATAATCTTCATATATATCAAAAGCTGATGGTATTATTGTATCCGTAGTAGTGTCTTTCAAATAAAATTTTATTGAATTTTCATCCAATTCTTCATTCTCTTTTTTAAGAGTAAATTTCTTCCATGCTTTACTACTAAAATTGCTAAAATCTTTTACTTTAGCTACAAAAGGTATTTTTTGACCTAAAAATTTATTTTTACTTATCTGGAAAGTTGCAATATTAAAATTTCCTTCAGAATCTATACCATTAGTAGAAAAAGACACACAACTCAATTGTTCTACATAATGAATAGCTGGTGTATATGTTGCTTGGGTAGTACCATTTAATACAGAGTATTGTTCAGCTATATTATATTTAACATTATCTACATCATAAAAATTACTATAATCAAATGATATGCTTATGTTTGCGGGTTTTATAGTTTTATTATTGGGTGTACGAACTGTGTCGTCTGTGTAATATATAAGACGTTGTCCCGAAGTACCAGCTAATACAGATCCTATGTCATCTTTTTTGCAAAAAATTATATTATTATTCTCATTTAATTTAACATAGATATCTACATTATTTGTTGTTTTTATTGTTTTTACTGGTATTGGATCGAATGTAGAGAGAACTGCATTATAGTCGAGAGTTAAAAACCTAGCACTGGGTTTAAGGTGTGCATATTTGTCTAAGTAATAGTTTTCAATATCCAGAATCGGAGAAGAATTTCCCGATACTTCTAGCAAAATAGAAGCACCTTCGCTTGATAACGAATTATATGATTGCCAACTATTAAATCGTGAAATTAAAAAAGGACATTCATATCGTGAACTTCTTATAATAGCATTTTGTTTTGAAGATAGAACCAATGTGTCAGAAATAAAATCTTTTACGAGTATATTTTGTACAAAAGATGATTCATATCCTATTCCACTAGCTCCATAGAAATAACATTTTACACTATAAGTACCGGGTACTTTATAAAAGTGAGTTGCAGTTATGTCTCGGGATGTTGTACCATCACCAAAATCCCATATAATTCTAGTATTTGATACTGCAAGACCATCACCAGCATCAAATTTTGGTATAAAAGTAAATGGCGTAATTGGCAAAGTATAGCCTGACGTAATTTGATTATAAGTATAATCAAGAACAGAAAAATTTAAATATCTAAAATCAGCGTTCATTAAATCACCTCAATTTTGTTTAATAAATTGCTTATTTGGTAAAAGAAAGGAAATTGAAAATATTGCAAAGCATAATTTTGTGAAGTATTTTCTAAAGTAGCTTCTGGGTATAATGGATTCCATACTACGAAATTAATTTTAGATACAAAAAATTCATTGTCTTTACTATATCTGTGTGTTTCTATTTTTTGGATACCAGGGATAGATAAAATATCTTGTGATAATTGTGCTAAATTTAAAATTGATCCTAATTTATTATTTGCTATGTCAAAGAATTTTTGTATTATATCAAATACATTACTTTTTATTAATTCTTTCGATGTGTTATAAGCAGGGTCTCTGTATATTTTTAATTTTGTTTCAGCACGTACTAAATCCGTGTTTGTTTCGTCAGGAAAAGGTAGCCCTATATCAAATGCATTATATATCGGATCACATACAACTACATTTTGATTGATTAATTTAATATCATTAAATGATTCTACAATAGCTTGTTTTTGGGAAATTGGTAAACCTATAGGTGTTTCTTCATTAAGAATAGAACCATATTTTGGAACAACAAAGCAATATACATTATTGAAATCACAGCTGTCAGAAAATAAAACTTGATTCATCAATACTCTTTCATCTTGATTGGGTCTTTCTAAACCTATATCATAAAAATATTTTAAATAATATTTTGTATAATCTTGATTATTAACTACCTTAGTATTTTCAATAATATTAGAGAACTTTGATGAAATTTTTGATTCAAAGTCACCTACAGTAACACACCTGTTTTGTGACATGAACATTAGAGGTGCATTTTTCTTAATTTCATCAACTGTTTCGTACGATTTAAAATTTGTTGAAGCTGTTTCATTATTGAGATTAAAATATGTCAATTGATTTACATCAATTTTAGTAGCATTTGATATTCTAATATCAGAATAAATTTCATTCCACCTGTTTGTATTATAAAGAGATAATTGTCTGCCTGTTAATAAATTAGAACCGATTTTTCCTGTTGTTCCTTTACTTTGTAAATAATAAATCGCTATTTGATCACCAGCATTTAATTGTTTTCCATTTACATCATTGCCAAATTTTAATTCATAATTTAAATTTTCATTAAATCTTTTTTCAAAAACTTTGGCGGTTGATTCTTGACCATATACTGTATCAACTTCTTTCCATTCTGACCATTTTTCAGTGTATATGTCACGGACAAATACGAAAATATTATTATTATCGATAATTGTTGTGTTGTTGATCAAGTCTTGTATAGTTATAACTTTTATTTCAAATGCTTCACCTAATGCCGTAGTAATTGGATATTCCTTTACATCGCCTTGATATAAGACTGCATTGTTTACAACACTATCAATATTTTCACTTTCATTAACCGATTTTTCAAAAAAAACATCTTCTGTAAATGTATATGTTGATCCATCTACGTTTATATATGAAAATCTCGGCAACAAATAAGAACCGGGTATTAAATTTGAATTCGCACTAAATTCACTTAATGTAACAGAAGGCGTATGATATCCGTGAGGTTTATAACCAATTAAAGAAACTATTTTATTAATATTTTCAAATAATTCTGCTTGTGAAAATGTTGCTTCTGCAGAAGTTTGATTGACATAGAATAATAATACATGATACATGTAAGCTACTACATCAACCAATGCAGAAATATTACTACCTTCGAAATCAATATCTTGAAATTTTTCAGATGTTTTTAATCGATTTACAATTAATTGCTTCATACTAACAGCATCAAATGCTGCGTATGCATTTCTTGGTAAATTAAATTCTGTAAAATTAGATATTGCCATAATTAGTAGTTTGTATAACCAATACTATTTAATGCACCAGACATTGTGAGTGCTGGTGTATTTAATTGGGGTATTGAAAATGAAATTTCTATGTTATATTCAGATGTATCATACATCGGATAAACATTAACATAATTCAATAATATTCTGGGTTCAAAAAATGTTAATTTAGATCTAATAAGGCCCGCAATATCCATAGCAACCAAATCACTCATAGGATTGAATAGAAATTTTTTCAAATCCAATCCAAATTCGGGATTTAATATTTTTTCACCAGGTGCTGTATTAAAAATATTTCTAATAGAATTTTTAATAGCATTCATATCATAATCCAACATAATATCATTTATTTCTGGCAATTGCCTGAAATTATCTTTGATTAAATATTTTTTTTGTAGATCTAAATGCAAATCAGAATAAGTAAATGCCTTGTCACTAACGCGTAGTTCAGGTAGTCCACTTATTTTAATTGACGCCATAAAAATATTTAACAATTAAGTAAATAATAGCATGAAGAAGAAGTTTCATGCTATTTTTGAAGCAGCCTTGTCTCGCTATTCCCGTGGTGGATTTTTAGTTGGTGATTATGTAAAATTTGCTAAAAATTTTAAGACCAACGATGCTTATAAAATGCTTGGAACTAATATTAAACAATTGTTGGATGAAATGGAATCATCAAAATTGCATCTTCGTGTGGTTGGTATTGTAGATAATAATACACCAAGGTATCCTGGGAATCCAGATACCATGACAGGTGACGTCACCTTAGATATTGCTTTGGATAACGGAGGCGGAAGATATACACACTATACAAAGATTCCTGCTTGTTGTGTCGAGCAAATGGAAACAGATGGAATTAATTATCCTGCTTTTGATTCTTCTTTGGTGAGACCTAATGGCACGCAAATCAAACCACTTGAATATTCCGTAAAAGAAACAGAGTCTTTTAAATCTGATAGAGGTGAAGGTAAACTCACTGGTATTGAACATAAATTACCCATGCAAAATGTTAAGATACCTGCACAGCAACCAACTACTGCGAGGTATCTTAGGAGTTTTCAAGAATTATAATTTTGCTATTTGCAAGATTAATGCAAAGAAATTGATCTCTTGATCAACAACAAATGCATGTCTATACATGTATTCTGTTATAACTAAAATGGTTTCAGCTTTCTTTGGTTCATTTTGCCAAGAATAAACATACTGAACCATATTCTTCATCAGGTTATGATAGTCTGATTGAAAAGTACTTTCATTTTGAATATAAAATTTTCTACATTCAAACGGATTTTCCTTGATCTTATCAAAAACTTCTTTAACAAATTCATTTTGTGTTGCCTGATTAACAATTGATAGAGTACCTGACGTAGAATTTTTTTGTAATTCATTAATGATCTTTCTAAAATCTGGAAAATTGTGCTTTACCAATTCAATAAACAGAGGCTTTTGCTCTTCGGGAACAGTAATGCCTTCCTTTTTAAGGATACCAAAGCAATGCTTAATAACATCTTGAATATTATGATTAAAATTCAAGCTAACACAACGTGATTGAACTGCAGGAATGATCTTGTGTTTATAATTTGCTGTTAAAATAAAGCGCGTATTTGCAGCATATTCTTCCATTACATTGCGCAAAGCTCTTTGACCTTCAGCTGAGATGCCATCTGCTTCATCTAAAATGATGACTTTAATATCACCTGTCAATGATCTGGTTTGTGCAAATGAAATTACTTTTGTTCTGATAGTATCAATACCGTTTTCATCAGAGGCATTTACATAAAGATAATCACATTCTAAGATATGATTCACAATCATCTTAGCTAATGTGGTCTTTCCTTGGCCTGGTGATGAAATAAGAAGGAGATTCGAGATCTCCTTCTTTGCTTTGTATGATTCAATGACCTTCCTTGTATCAACTGGAAGAACAATATCATCTAATGTCTTGGGTCGATACTTCTCTACCCAAATATTATCAAAATTCATAATAATTATTTTCCAGAAGAACCAAATCCCTTAGCACCGCGACTTGTTTCTGATACTGAATCAGACCAGTCTGCAGTCATATGTACTAATGGATAGATAACTAACTGTGCACAACGATCACCTTTCTTTACAACATAGTCAACATCAGAATGATTGAATAATTTCACACCCAAATCACCGCGATATGGATTATCAATAATGCCATTAAATGCAGTAATATTGTGTTTGAATGCCAAACCCGATCTGCTTTCAATTCGGACCCAAAATTCAGGCGATAGATATGCTAATGTTAAACCTACTGGAACGACAGCAGATCCTCTTGCCGGAATAATTGTTTCATCAACTGCGGTCATATCATATCCACTATCTCCAATAGAAGGATCAGGATTGTTTTTCTTTGGTAAAACAGCATCTGGATGAGTCTTTAAGAATTTAATCATATATGAATTATAGGTGATGCTTAGTAAATTATCAATAAATAATTTTTATGTCAGAAGATGATTCATTAGACTCTGTAGATTCGCTCATAAATCAACTAAAATCTATTCCTAAAGCGACGAAAGAAGTCGAACAAGTAGAAGATACCCTAACAAAAGAAAATCTCGAGGAATTCATTTTAAAACATACAGGTAATTTAGTTAAGCAGGCTTCTGAATCTGTTACAT